TAGGATTAAGATAACGAAGGATAACTGGCAGACTCGCGGCCAGAGCGGCATTGACAATCGCATTTACATCCCAGCCCACTGCTAGGTAAGTCGCTATTCCTGCTGCTAGGAAGCTTCTTGCCCAGCTTGCGGCTATCGCTGATAGTTGTTCCATCTTCGTCTCCAGTCAATATGGGCAGGTAAAACATACTGCCGTCTGTATCGCCCAGTTTTGTAAAGCTCACATGTATATGCGTTTTATGCGGATTCAATCCTCTGTATTTTCTGAATCGGTAGTTTCCGACCCAGCTTGCGATTCTGCCATTAAAGATAATATAACTAATTCTTCTATCAGTTCTGGCAAGTAATCGTAATTGATTAGCAAGGTCGAAAGCTGCGGATTTGTCGGATTGAAGGTCAGCATCGATATCGATGGCACGTACAATCCCCTTAACATCAGGATTGTGGTCAGACTTAGGACTATGTGCCTTATGGCCAGCGGACGCTTTCCATCCATCAGAAGCTCTATCTCTATTGGGGAATGCGTCATCGATTTGTTCTCTGAGCTGAACCCCAGCCTTGCATAACTTGGCCATATCCTACGAGATTGTGCCGTTTTCTTTGGCGGCTTCTAGTTCCTCGTAATAAGCCAAAGTCATTGATTGAGCGGTGTCGTTTTCCTCGTCAATAACTAGAACCATTGGCTCACCTAAAGTGTTTTCATAGTGTTCTATTGTCATTTTATAACTCCGCGTTAAAGCCGATATAGGCGTTGTTTGTTGAGTTGGCCCCAGCGATACCGCCCTGACCAAGTGTTAAACCGCTTGCGACTGTGTATTTGATTACTGGACTATCTGCGTTACTTGTATCTAAAACAGGAACCGCGCTGCAAGTGCTTACTGTTGAGCCAGTTAAAAGCCTGTAATCGGCAGCGGTTGCAGTAACGTCAATACTTGTCGGATTAACCCGCATCGTGACAGGTAACTTAATAGTTCCCAAAGCGATTGTAGTTGAGTAATTAAAGACGTTTTGAATCCAAGCCGTAGAAGTTCCACCAGTCACCCAGCGGTAATAATAACGTTGGGCCAGAGCAATCTCGCCTTGAAGTGTGCCAGTTGCGGTTTGAAACGCGGTGGCTACTGAGCCAGCCTCTAGTTGAAAACCCCAGAAATCAATGCTTACACCTGTTGTGTTAGGTAAACCCTGAAAAATTATTTGCAAGGAATTATTAGTTCCTATGGTTTTTCCTGAGATACTTGGCAAAGTGATTGTTGAAGTAAATCTCTGCCAAGATGTTGTTAAATTGACACTGGAAAAAGTGGTGTTAACTGTTGATGAACCACCAGAGCCAAAGAATTGTGCAAAATATGGGTCTGCTAAAGTTACATTTGTAGATGCTTTTCCCCAATAAGAAATGGTTACTGTTTGACCTGCAAAGGTTCTTACATCTTCTAATCTAGTGCCAAAAACGTTGAAAGTCTGAGACGTTCTAGCACTTGTGCAGGTATATCTAAAAAAGAATTGACCTTCATAACCAGCGACTGGTGCTGCTCCCGCAGTGAAAGTCTGCTGGCTTAAAGTTATTGTACCGCCTGAACCGTTGGAATTATAAAACCAGCGGTCGGCGCTGAAAGTTTCAACGCTTGGGCTTTGAGTGAAACTTGTGCCGCGCTGCCAAATATCAAATGCGCCGTTAATGATTTTATTTTTACCAGCAGCAAAATTGGCTTGGTAACGGAGTCCGACCGATGAGGCACTATCCGCGACAAGTGTGCTACCCTGTTCTGTTGGTGCTGAAAGAATTGCAGGGGTATCGTTCGCGCTTCCAACAATAATATCGCCTTTGGCGTTGATTATTGAATTTTGAATAGCGTTAGGGTCGTCAGAAGCTACCCATGCTGAACCGTTGTAAACTTCTACCGCGTTAGTGTCTTTTAAGTATGAAATCATACCTTCGGAAACTACGCCTGTAAGAGCGGTTGTACGTGCTGCCGCATCATCAAAGACCATAACGGTCTGCTCCATCAGGTAAGTGTTTACCTGCGCGGCGGTTAGAACATCGCCTGTGTTGAAGAGCTTGTATCCCGCTCCTGCCATTGTTTCTCCTTAGTAGCTCAGCACGTCAGTGTCTAGTATACCGCTAATCGCGGAATCTAACACGAAGCCGCTCAATAGTGGCTCAGACGTGAATAGGGTCGTCATCCAGCTGGATTTCGTAATGTTATGGTGAATGCCATTAACCAGTGAATCCTGTGTAAATGTGGTTGAACCAGGCATAACTTTAGTAATGCTGATGCCATCCAATAGTTCAATGTCTACCCCTGACTTGGGTTTATTGGGGTTAGTATCATCGTAAAGGTTAAGCTGTAAGCTATCGATGCGTGGCTCTGGGTCCTTACGCGTAGCTAGAATACCTTTAGCCTGGTTTAAGGCTTCGGTGTCAGTCTGTACCAAAATGCCACTTCTGACGCCTGAATGGATAAAGAACTTGTCAATCGATGCCTGGTCAAAAGCGTTCTGAGCAGTGCCGCCTGAGCGGGTAACTGTGACGTCATTAATGAGCGTAGTATCGTCATAGGCCACAACAGCATTCTGGAACGTTAGAGCAGTGCCATTATCGGCGTAGCTGTAGGCAGCCGTAGCTGGATTCTTGATTAGGTTATTACGGCTATAGAATCTAACTGCGCCTTCGGCATCGATGAACAGACCGCCGAATTCGCTATCCTCTACTGTCTGTAAAGCCGCTAAAGCCGTTCTAGAGGTCCCAGGGTCGGCTTGTAGTGTAGTGTCCCCAGTGTCCACGTTTCGAAGGCTTACAGGCCATTCTATGACGTCTAGGATGGCATTTACGCGAGCTCCTGAGAGCTGGCCAGCTGGTGCTCCTGCAACGGTTGAAACTGTAGCTCCTGCTAGAAGCTTAGTGCCGTCTACGCAGCGTAGGGTGACCATACCTAAGTCCTCTTGGCCTTGCTTGAATCCTGTGTCGTAATTGGTAATAAAGCCAGAGAACAGAAAGTAATCCACGCCTAAATAGGTGGCGTAAATAATAATCTGACGCAGTGGCACTAGGTTGGGGTAATAGGCTGATAATGGGTTAGTAGGATTCCAGTCGCCATTCTGGTCATAAAGCATGACCTCAGCCACGCCTGGCTCGAACTTCTGGCTTATGCGGCTCCTACCACGTCTAATATTTACAGCGTGAACTAAGTCTGTGACCTCGACTGGCAGCGTTCCAGAGCCTAAACGGTTAGTGCCTAGTATGCCTTTAGTGGCACTGCCTAAGATAAGAGGATTAACCTCGAATGCTGTGTCTGAGTCAAAGTCTACAAAGACCCGAAGCTGGGGAGCTGACATTACAGAGCTACCGCATTCAGCGTAATGGACTGTCCACGCTTCTGGACCTCATATAAGCCTTCTGTAATAACCTGAATTAAATCATCGTTAGACATGACATTACCCGCTACGTTTACAGTCACGTTGGTAGCCTGGAAGCCTTGTGGTCCGAATGTACCGATAGTCTCAAAGATGTCTGCGATGCGCTGACGTGCAGCTGCTTCATTAGGTGTGTCGTCAGCTTTACCGCTTAGAACTACGCCTGAGTTAGCGATGATGGTCGCACCACCCACATTGAATGTGTCGAATGGATTAGCAGTTCCATTACCCGTAATAATGCTAACACCTGCTGGGTCGGTTGGATTGGCTGTAATCCCAGTGCCAGAACCGCCGCCACCACCACCGTTACCGCCACCAGCTGAACCGCCGCCACCTGAGCCACCTGCGCCATTACCGCCGCCATTACCAGACCCGAAGCCGTTAATAGCGTTTTTGATGGCGTTAATCTTGCCTAGAAGTCTATCTAGGATGGTATCCCAGTCTTCAAATGGATTCTTAGCCTTAGGTAAGTTAGCTATGCCAGTGTTAAGCAAAAATAGCTTTGTCTGAGCATTAATAATCTTATTAATGACATCAGTAGCGTTATCACCTGTTTTAACAGTAATGCCCAAGTTGTTGAGCATTGGGCTCTGCATTAGCAGCACTGCCTGGGTTAGCTTGTCTGCTGCGTCTGCGTTCTCATTTTGAATAGCCAATAAAGCTGTAAGACGTAGACGGTTTTCCTCGGTTACGCGATTCTGTAAAGCCGCAATAATCTGGATGTTTTCTAAATCGAATACAGTCCCAGCGCGTTTTAGCTGTAGAGCTTCTTTCTCACGCTTAGCTCTTTCCTTCTCAGTTTTAGCAGCTAAGGCAGCAGCCTTCTTACGGTCTAATTCAATCTTCTTTTGTAGGTCCTGCTGCTTTTTCATGTCAGCTAGGAATTTACGGTTAGCCGCTGGATTGTTAGCTGTTCTATTGGCAGCAGCCATTGGATTATCAAATAAAGCTCTGATTTCCTCTAGCTTGCGGCGTTCTTCTTCATCAATGCGGAAACCAGTAGAAAGTAGTTCTTTTGTATAGCGGATGGTCAATCCAGCGCGGCGGAAGACATCACCGATGAAGCCACCAATTTTAACAATCGCTTCTAGGCCTTTAGTGTAATTACCGTTATTGAGCTGCTCTAAGCCGCCAATAATTCCTTTGCCTAATTCCTCTGACGCATCGCCAAAAGCTATTTTTAACAGTTCTACCTTACCTGCGTAGCTGTCAGCGTTAGCCGCAGCTGAGCCAGCGAATTGTCTAGACAGTGTTGTTATAGCTGTGTTAAAACCCATCGCTTCAAGTTCGGCAGTGGTATAGGCAGTCTGTAGCTTGCCTAATGACGCATAGTTACCGTTATAGGCACGACTTAATGCGGTTGTAACTGAACCTAAATCTTTACCAGTAGAAGCCGAAATATCCATCGCAACGCTAAGGAGCTGCATAGATTGTTTAGCATCTAGTGTTGTAGAGATGAGCTGAGTAATCGCAGGAGATAGTTCATCCTTGCTTATCGCAGTAGCTTTCTCAGTCTTCTCTAAGTAATCTTCAATGGCTGAA